GGGGTTAGTATTACCCCCCCTGCCCTACCGCCCCATCGTAGGGCTATATAACAACTTGTTGTCTCATTGCATTTCATTCATCCATGCCTACTCCTGCATATCTTCATTGGTGCTTTACCCTCAACAACTATGTCGAAGAGGAAGATGTGCCCCGCATCACAGCTTGGTGCGAAGAAGCAGCAAAATACTGGATCATCGGTCGAGAAACCGGTGAATCTGGAACCCCTCATCTGCAAGGATACGTCTCGTTACGAAGACGGGGTACTTTCAATTATGTTTCAGGTAAGCTCTCATCTAGGGCGCATATCACGCGCGCAGCAGGTACTGCTCGACAAAATAGAGCATATTGTAGCAAAGATGGAAACTTTGTCGAAGGAGGTGAAATCAATGAAGGTAGAGTCAGAAGAGATAAAGATGCCGTCGGAAGATCGTTCATGGCTGCCGTCAAACTCGGAGATTCAGGAGTGGTTGAATTCGCCTATTCCGAGCCCGGAACGTGGATACACCATGGATCTAACATGCTCAGAAACGCCCTTCAGCTTTACCCCACTGTTGAACGAGCTGACATTTCCGTTCGATGGATCTATGGAGCTCCAGGAGTGGGAAAAAGTAGATTGGCCCATGCCACTCTCCCAAATGCCTATGTCAAAGAACCAAGAACAAAATGGTGGAACGGCTACCTCTGCCAAGAAGAAGTCATCATAGATGATTTTGGTCCTAATGGTATTGATATTAATCATCTGTTAAGATGGTTTGATCGATACAAATGTTTAGTAGAAACAAAAGGAGGAATGGTCGCACTGTATGCGAAAACATTTATTGTAACTTCAAATTTCCATCCTAGGGAAATATTCAAGTTTGGTGATGAGGTTAATCCTCAGCTGCCTGCGCTTGAGCGCAGGATTGTATTGGAAGAAATGTAATAGCGTGCGTAGCACGCACCCATATCAATAATAAATAAATATTTTATATCAAAGAGAGATTAGTTTATGAAAACTGGTCGGCGCTTCGCGTCTCGCATCGCGGTGGGACCGGGCCGGGTAGCGAAGCGGACCAGGCCCCGGGCCCATTGTCGTGCGGATGCGAGGCTGTAGCTGACACCGCCGGCCGGCCGGTGTCAGCGCGAAGCGCTGTCTATAAATACCCCGAAGGGGTATTCAAGTCATTTACAAGATGCCTGCCTTTAGAAAAAGAACCTATGTTACTGCGTTCCGGCCGAGAGCTGGAATGCGGAAACGAACAAGGTTTACAAGAAAACGAAGATTCACAAGGAAAGGAGGAAAGAGAACTACAGATTTTACAAGTCAGAATACAACAGGTCATGCTGTTGGTTTCAGAGGAAAGAAAACTTCAAGGAGGACTTTTAATAAGCATATTTGGAATTCTACTACTTTTAAGCCTCATTATAGGAGTGTCTTAACACAAGAACTAGCTTTAACAACTCCTGCTAGTTCAACGGAAGGAACTATTCAGTTCTTTAATATGTATCAATTTGGAGGAGTTGGTTTTGGGACAGCAGCAGGCGGAGCGCGGGAGATTGACGCGGGAGCAGGAGTACCAAATTTTGAAGAAAGTAGTTTTATATTACGTGGAGGAAGATATGAAATTAGTATTGTTAATCAAAGTACCACGGATATTAGGTTGAAGCTATATAGGATTACGACAGGGAATAATCCGGACTTTAGTATTGTACCTGCTACAGAAGATGCTATGTGGGATCCGTCGGTTACACCGGATTTCTATAATCAAATAGGTAAACCGTTCATGTCGAGAGAAGTATTAATTAATGGAAACGATATATATACGTTTTCAACAAGGTTCAAGACACAGAAGATTGATGGAGAAGCTTATATAAATCAAGCTAGGTCACCGTACCTATGTATTTTAGTTAGTAGTGTAGATGGTTCCGACTCACCTTTCAAGGTGTTGCAGTCGTATAACCTTAGTTTTAGTGCAGATGCTATTTAATTGTAATGTCAACTATGTAACGTGTACGCTACTATGATCAATAAAGAAAAGGTTGCGTGAAGCAGGGCAGGGGGGTTAGTATTACCCCCCCTGCCCTACCGCCCCATCGTAGGGCTATATAACAACTTGTTGTCTCATTGCATTTCATTCATCCATGCCTACTCCTGCATATCTTCATTGGTGCTT